GATTTATGAATGGGCACCATGTCGGTGGGGCACATTTTGCCGAAGGGTTCTAATAAAATATTTAACGTAGATCTTTATCCGCCGTGTAGTACGTCTTCCCCTTAGTGGCGAAACTATGAACCCTCGCGTACCCCCACGCTTGTGGAGAGGCTCCCGGACGATGTCCGTCAAAGAAGTTAAAGAATAGATACTATTGAACAGTAATGTCTTCTCGAAAGCAATTGGTAAGTTTTATTGAAGAGATTTTGTCTTCATGTGATCATGAATCTTTCCGTGGGGGTGTTGAATATAAAAAAGGTGAAAACCGCATAACACCCAGAGATGAAGTTTATTGGATTATCCACGATGAAATCGGTGATACCCCGCTAACAGAATGGAGATTTAGGACACGTTCATATGACAGGAAAAATTTAGGACGTGGAGATATATTAACAGCTTTTGTATATGACATTGAAAAAAACCCCAAAATGAAACGTCACATGAAAATTGACAACGTTCGTCAGTTTCTCTGTGGAACAAATGACCGGTATCTTGTTCAAGTATAAATCACCTCAAATCCTTATCCGCCGTGTAGTACGTCTTCCCCTTAGTGGCGAAACTATGAACCCTCGCGTACCCCCACGCTTGTGGAGAGGCTCCCGGACGATGCCCGGTTCTCCACGCAGCGAGTCCCCTATTGTAGACCGTCTTGAGGGTCTTTAGAGGTATCCCAGTGGCCTTCGAGATCTCTGGGAGAGACTTGACCTCCGGTCCATATTTTTTCCTAAACTTCTGGGTGTAGGAGGAGGTACGGGTCCTGACCCCACTGTCTGTCTTGAAATCTTTGTAGTCCCTCTTGAGCATCTTCTTGTAGCGGGTCTCGACCTGCCCCAAGGTCTCAAGCCCCCTGAAGTACTTGAGGGGTGCATAGATTTTGCCCTCCGTTTTCCGCAACTGCCCAACCTTTTTGGTGATTTCGGCGTCTGAGAGAGGCATCTTACTTTTTATTGAGAAATTTTACAGCGGTGTGGATATCTGGAAACAGGTGATTCCCAAACCTGACACGTCCCGTCGCAGGGTTGTAGGACCCCCTATATTTAAGAAATTGACATCGATGTATTTCACCCATATAAAAAATACAAGATTATATTAGTGAGATAGGATGGGGCTTTCGATAATTATGGGAAATATGTTTTCAGGTAAAACTTCTGAACTAATCAGACGACTTAAGCGTTTAAAGATCATTGGTAAGAAAATATTGGTTGTCAACTCAGCCAAGGACACCCGGTCCCCAGATGATGTTTTGAAGACCCACGACAATGTAAAGTTTGATTGTTTCAAAGTCTATGAGCTTTTCGAACTCATAAACAAGGAGGAGTTTAATAACGCGGACATCATAGCCATTGATGAGGCTCAATTCTTCCCCCGTCTCAAGAAGTTTGTGGAGTGCTGTATGTGTGTAAATAAGGATGTAATCATAGCGGGTCTGGATGGAGATTCATTTCAAAATAAGTTTGGTGAACTCTTGGATTGTATTCCAATAGCATGTGAGGTCACAAAGTTGTCTGCTCTCTGTATGCGCTGTAAAGATGGAACCCCTGGACCCTTCACTAAGAGGATTGTAAAGAACCAAGAACTCGAACTCATTGGGGGGAGTGACATGTATATAGCCACCTGTCATAATCATCTATGAATATCTAAAATGAGGACAACTCGTCTACTTGAACCAGTTTTTACGAGTTCATGGTACCTCGCGTGATCGAATATAAAATCGTCACCGTCCTCGTGGACATGCGAACCACTTTCAGTATACAATGTGCAATCACCGCCACCTTGTATAGTGAGATGATACCTCAGGAGTTCATTTGATTCAGCTCGGTGGGGAGCTATAGTCATAGGACCATCTACTACTGCGAATGCGGCACGCCCGGCGAAGTCACGTGTGCATGAAATTTGTTTGATTAATCCGTAGAGTATTGGAAAATGTTCAACTTTATAATAGTAGTAGTTCATATTCTCCTCAAACCATGGATCTAAGTCATGGTAATACTCGTGTTTCAGGGTTGGTGAAACTTTTAGAAACTCTTCGCGTATTTTTTTATAGTGAAGTTTCAGTAATAAAAGTCCGGGGTGAAAGTGGTGAGGCTTGAATATATCTCTCAGTGTGTTTTGCATACCAACCACAGGTCTCCATATATTTGTAAAGTATAACAGATCTATCGGTGCTTTCATGTAGTCACAAAAAACTAAAATGGCGGGTGTAATAATCAGAAGAGGCCACATTATTTTCTTGGTAGATAATAAAAATGCCCGGATACGGCAAGCGTGAATATATGGACCCAACCCCAGAACCAACCGATGACGTCAAGACTGTTGAGCATCGCTTCAAGATGCCAGCTCTCCCAGCGCTCACCATTGTTCAGATCCTCCTCATCTCGTTCATCGCGTACCACGCGTGGACTACCCGCAAGATGAAGAGCCCCGTTTTGGGCACCGCTCTTATTACCTACGGCCTCTTCCACCTCTATGACCACCTTTACCGTGTGAAGCGTGGCCCAGAGCACCTTTTTTTCCTCCCTAAGAAGGAGGCGTACTGTGGCGCGTGCCGAAAATAAATCCCTGTAAAATATAAGTATGCGCGTCAAGGTTATTCGTAGCCCGAACCCGAGGAAGAAGTTCAGGGTAATATTAGAAGACGGCAGGACTGTTGACTTTGGTGCACGTGGATATTCCGACTACACCAAACACAAGAATCCTTCACGAATGCGTTCCTATGTTCTTCGCCACGGGGGTCAGATACCCAGACGTGTGATGGAGGAAGAGGATCCCCGAAAAATTCAGAAGCTTATGCTCAACGTAACCACCAGTGACAAGGAGGACTGGAAGTTAGGTGGAGTAGATAGTGCTGGTTTTTGGTCTAGGTGGTACCTATGGAGTTATCCCACATTTGGGGGTGTCCGTAGATTTATGAAAAAAAAGTATAACATAACTATAGTATGAGCAGAGGTACAATTATTGCTGTATTAGTTATACTTTTTACATGTTTCTTGTCAATATTTGGATACCTTTTCATTCAGCGATTGAAAAGGGATGCTGACGAAAGAAAACGGATCGAGGACTGGGAAAATAAAGTCAATGGGGATGAGGTATTTTTTTTTACTGAGTGTAAGTACAGGGGATTTATGATAAGTGAAAAGATTACAAATCCCATGAGTTCTATGTATGATCAGGATGACATGACGGGGCCACTGACGTCGATGATTATCCCCAAGGGTGTGGAAGTTAAGGCATTTACAGATGATAACAATAACATTTCATTTACTTACACTGGTCCTAGGGTACTGAGGTGTATAACTGCCCATGGTCCGGTCAAATCTGTGCACATAACTCACGTTTAAGAATATCCATCTTTTCGAAAAAGACTACCATAATATCGAGTGTTTTATAATTTTCTACCCCCAGGTACTGTTGGAACAGGTCTTCTACACCCTCGAAGAACCCAGTCAGTTTTAACTCATTTTCTTCTTCCTCTGTAAATGTTTCCAATTCACAAGTGTAGTGTGACAATATTGTTTGAACTTCAACAACATTTTCACCCTTCCAATTCTCGAGGATGGTTTTCAGGTCGTCCAATCTAAATCGTTTAATGAATGCATCCGTGATACACCTCTTCGATATTATAAGTAAATCTTTACCAGTTTCCCCACCGATGTATTTTCTGAAAATATCTATAGTGGTTTTAATTCCAAATGGGGTGAAAACTATACTATCATCACACTGTCGTCTCACCCTAGAGAATTCATTCATTAGGGATATTACACCGTGAGTAGTTATGTCGTCATTTTCCCAATCTCTAGGGAGTTTTTGGAGTTCGCGGAGTTTAAATTTCTTTACTACGTGAGGTTCGGTTTTGGGAATACATCCAAAATGAAATAAACATAGTGCAACAAGTGGCACAATCATATTACAAACTAAATCTAATTCTTTATACTTAAAAAATCTTTGAAACTATTTACATAGTTGTTTTCTATAAGTTTTGCATAATCATATTCATCGTCATTCATATCGTCGCATGACAAATATGCTTCACTGAATACTCGTTTAATAGTTATGTCTACATTATCCAAGTAAAGAAGAAATTCAGATAGTTCATTGTCAGACATGGTATCCAATTCTAAATCAAATTTGTAATCAGAGAACCAATGTCTCGGTACACCAACTACATTTGTATCATATACAAGTAACCTTCTTGAAATAAATTCTTCAACTATTCCGAATGGTTGTAGTCCGATTTCATCGGACAGATAAGATGAAGCCATCAAAGTATGAATGCCTCCACTTATCTTGCGAAGAAAGTTTTTTTTGGTGTCTGTAATTATGACTGTCATTTTTTAGATAAATTTACTTTCGATACCTCAAACTTAGGTGTTTAAAGAATACATGTCAAAACCAAATATGACTGACTTCAAAGACGATCTTCGTGAAACAAATATACTCATTCGAGAGGTTATTCTCCCCCAACTTGTAAAGATTGAAACTGAGCTTATATCCTTACGTAAACACGTATGGCCGTATGTACAGGCGAGAAAGGAGAAGTTTTTACTCAACGACCTTGATGCGAAAAGAGATTTTTTCAAGTACCTTGATGATGAAACTATTATGGAATTATTGAAACTCAAAGCAAAGGTTTCATCTTCAGCCCAGGGTCTACACCAGAGGGAATACGACCTAACTAAAAATTTTTGTTAGTATACTATAAATGCGTGTGGGACTTGTAATCTCATTATTGGTTATATTTTTGATGTCATCTGGGTTGGCGGCTGTGATGATGTCACAACAGAAAGACAAGAAGATGGTCGGTCCATCGGCTGTCGAGGCGGAAATGGAACCAGAAGTGGAACCAGAGGCGGAACCAGAAGCGGAAACAACTTCTCCAGCGACTGAAAACTACACCTATATAAAAATGTAGGTATACAATAAATGCTTCCCATATTTATGATACCCGGGGTTTCTGATCTCCTTCCATCTATCCCAGGTATGGATTTACTACCAACTACTTCAGAGATGTACAATGTGAATACACCCCTGCGTCTTTCGACAATCGGTTCATTTGTTTGTTGTATGTTTATGTTTGTCAATGTGATTCAAAAGTTGGGTCCTCTCCCCAAGGGTCCACCACCAATGATGGCGATGCTCCTAGGTGCATGTGCCTGTTCTGTATTTTCGACAGGACGTATAGGCTTTGATATCAAGAGGCGCCTTGCCCCTAAAAAGGAATAAAGAAGTCGGTACTGTGAATAGTAAATGTTTGCCAAGGGAAACGTAGAAGTTTCAACCCGTATGACATATGAAGAACGTGAAGCCATGTACATGAAGGGTAAACAGGAAGCGATGAACAAGGCTCTCGAGGGTGAGAGGGTTCGCTACACGAGCGCCGGGGATTCTGAAAAGTTTGTTACATTCCTGGAAGGTCGTTTAGAGATTTGGGACGAGCTGAAGGATAAAACCTTCCATGGTACAAGGATGTACGAGAAGACTAAAGAAATCCTCGAGTCAAAAAGGTTTGGGGTTGAATAAAAAATAAAGAAAAATCGGTGTGTGTACACTCGCGTAAAATTGGTACTTTGATATTACCAATTTTACGAGACAGTTTTGCTTTTCGCTTAGACATTATCTAAAATTTTAGAGGTGATAATCTCACTTAGGTAGTCACCGGGTGCTATCTTCATTTAAAATAATAGAAATTTAATTACCGAACGCGACACCGGCCATACCATTTTTGATACGGAGGATATTGTAGTTCACTGCATACACTCTGTGAAGTTGGTTACCACCTGTAGGTCCGGTGACAGTCAATTTTGCGTTATCGATACGGGAGAAGTTGAGAGTACCAGTGGGTTGCATCTTGCTCAAGTTGAGACAGAATGGCCATGTAAAGGTTGGGAGATCTTCGAGAACGTCGTCTGGGAGATCTGTACTATGCATTTCGGGAACGACTGTGTGATGATAGACATTCGATGTTTCCTCGAAAAGAGCTACACCGTTAATGTAGAGAGAGGATTTTTGAAATGTGAACTCAGTATCCCAATCATTACCCGCGGCTTGACCAGAAACGAGGTGAAGAGACTTCACTGGATGGTTGAAGTAGCTTAAATCCATTTCGGTATCTGTTTTCGAGGATGGTTGATATTGTGTTTGGGTGATGAGAAGTTCGTGTTCGTTATCTGTGAAATACTTGCGCTCATCTGTGTCGAGGTAAATGTAGTTACCATAAACCTTGGGGGCAGTCACGGGGGTGAAACCGTCACGGCATTTGATACGAATCTCTACATCGTGGTACTGGAGACCTACGAGGGGGAGTGCCTTGGTCCAATCTTCACCAAAGAAGAAGGGAATCATGAAGTGGTCACCACCATGGTTAGATTTAATGGTATTCGTGGTTACAGTTGACGAAGCCTTAGCCGTGTTATCGCGAAGGAGGGGGTTGTGAACACCTTGAATGAAGAGGGAATCAAGTTGGGTTACCTTCTGTCCACCAATCCAAAGAGCAAATTCTGTGGGGTTCGAAGCATTGCTAGAGTACAGCCCAGTGGTGTTGTTGGCTATAGCGGAGATACCAGGGTTTTCTATCCAAATGTAGCTCATGAGGTCACCCTTGGAGCGGATAGGAATGACAACTTCATTGTTGGAACCAAATGTACCAATGAAGTCTAAGCGTTCTGGTTTCATAGCAAAATTTGTGTATCGCTTATAGTTCTGACGGAAGAAACTGACCTGGGGGTCACCCGTGATGTATACATCCTGGGCTCCCACCGACACGAGCTCAATCAAAGCTGCTGACATTTATTAATAAATGATATTAAAAATTCGGCTCGATGTAAACACATGGTGGTATTCCAGGCACTAACATGGGAAGCGAGGGATTCTGGTAATGAGCATTTGGTAAGTATTTTTGGTAAAACTGAGGATGGTAAATCTGTATGTGTAACTACATCATTTACTCCATACTTTTTCATCAAACTTGACTTGACAACCTCAAAGCAGAAAATTCAAGAGATTTATAGTACGATCGATCGGAAGTGTCCTGAATGTGTACTGTGTTATTCTATGATGAAGTCGAAGGATGTTTGGGGATTCCAAAACAATGAGGAGTTTATGTTTATGAAGGTGGACTTTGTAAATCTTCAAATGAGACGTCGGGTGGATTCGTTTCTAAAGCGACCACTCGAGCTCTCGTCTGGTTTTTTTAAAGCTAAAGTCTTCGAGTCTAACTTGGACCCCGTCCTCCGGCTGATGCATAGAACTGGAATTCAATCTACTGGGTGGTTAGAGACTGGTGATAATTGTATTCGTTCTCATTTAGCCCGTGTTGATATTGATTTGTTCTGTAATGATTGGACCACACTTAAACCAGTGGCGAGGGATGACATCGCACCATTTGTCGTGGCGTCATTTGATATCGAGTGTAACAGTTCCACTGGTAAGTTCCCGGATGCTGATGTTACAGATGATGCATGTTTCCAAATTGCAGTGTCATTGTGTACGTTTGGTAGTGATGAACCGTATGAACGGGTGTGCTTATGTTACAAACAAACTGATGGTCCTGATACTATTAGTTTTGATACAGAAAAGGACATGCTTGAAGCATTCCAAAAATATATCCATGAAAAGGACATTGACATTTTCACAGGTTGGAATATATTTGGATTTGATCTTGAGTTTATTTACAAGAGGGCCTTTGTCGTTGGGTGTGACCCAGAATTTTTCAAAATGGGAAAACTGAAGTCCCAGGAATGTGAACTTTTGATCAAGAAATTGAGTTCCAGTGCACTTGGTGACAATCTCTTGAAACTTCTCCCAATGTCTGGGCGTTTTATATTCGATATGTTCCACGAGGTCAAGAAGGGTTACAAGTTGGATTCTTACAGTCTCAACAATGTTTCAAAATTGTATATTGGGGACCAAAAGATTGATATGCCCCCAAGGGAGATGTTTGCTCGTTACCGGGAAGGTGATCCCGTAAAATTGGGTGAAGTTGCGGAGTATTGTATCAAAGATACCCTACTGCCCCACAAGTTGATGAAGAAGATGTGTATTCTCCTAAACCTTCTGGAGATGGCCAAAGCTACCTGGGTTCCAATGTGTTTCCTGGTTGAGAGGGGTCAACAGATTAAGGTGTTTAGTCAACTGACGAAAAAGGCACGGGAGCTTGGTTTCATGGTCCCAACCATCCGCTATGGTACTGTAACATCTGATCCCTACGAGGGTGCTACAGTCCTCGAGGCACAAAAAGGTGCATATTATACACCTATCACAGCCCTAGACTTTGAAGCCCTGTACCCATCTATCATGATGGCACACAATCTGTGTTATTCATCTTGGGTTATGAATGAAAAGGAGTATGGGAACATTCCTGGGGTTACCTATGAAACATTCAATGTCGGTGAAAAGACCTATAAATTTGCTCAAGGTGTACCAAGTCTTTTACCGAGTATTCTTTTAGAACTCAAACAGTTCCGTAAAAAGGCCAAGAAGGATATGGCTACCGCGACGGGTTACATGAAGGAAGTATATAACGGTAAACAATTGGCCTATAAGGTTTCGATGAACTCTGTGTACGGTTTCACAGGGGCTGGCAAGGGTATTCTTCCATGTGTACCGATTGCATCTACGACGACGTTTAAGGGTCGAATGATGATTGAAGAGACGAAAACCTACGTCGAGAAGAATTTTCCCGGTGCAAAGGTGAGGTATGGGGACACGGATTCGGTCATGGTGGAGTTCGATGTTGGTGACCGGAAGGGTGTGGAGGCTGTTGAATATAGTTGGGAGGTTGGGGAGCGCGCTGCAGAGGAGTGTAGTGCCCTCTTCAAAAAGCCGAACAACTTGGAGCTTGAGAAGGTGTACTGGCCTTATTTTTTGTATTCTAAAAAGCGATACGCCGCCAAGTTGTGGACCAAGGGGAAGGATGACCAGATGCATATGGACTATATTGACATCAAGGGTCTCCAGGTTGTCCGCCGCGACAACACACCCCATGTCCGCGAGGTGTGCAAGGAGTTGTTGGACGTAGTCCTCACATCGAGCGACCCTGGTCCACCAACGGAGTTAGCTCGAGAAAGAGCTATAGAACTTCTATCTGGTGATGTTCCAAATGAAAAACTTATACTCAGCCAGGGTCTTTCGGATTCCTACAAAGTCAATGGAAAATCAGTCTCCATAAACAGCGATGAAAGTGTGGGAATTAATCAGGCTCATGTCCAAGTGGTTGTAAAAATGCGAGAACGTAAACCCGGTTCAGAGCCCCAATCGGGTGACCGTGTTCCCTATCTTCTCACTAATACAGGTGATCGGAAGGCCAAGGCATTTGAAAAGTCTGAGGATCCCAAGTTTGTGGAGGAGAATAACATACCGGTCGATTATCATTACTATTTTGAAAATAAATTTTTGAATCCAGTGTGCGATCTTCTAGACCCCCTGTTTGAAAATACCAAACAGGAAATTTTTGGTGAAATCATTGATCAACACAAACCCCCGAAGAAAAAGAGGGAACCTGCATTGAGTACAATGAAGAAGGACCAACTCATTGAGGAGTGTAAAAGATTGGGTCTCGATGAGACTGGTAAACTTGTGGACTTGAGGGGGCGATTGAAGGAGGCTAGGTTAAAGAGGGAGGAAAGTCTTGAAGACATATTTAAAAACTACACGCAATCTAATATATAGGATGAATATACAAGATAGATTAATTGAACTTATTGATGAAGATTTGAATCAAAGATTGAACTTGATAATGAATGATTACGTCACAATAATTTCTAAAAAACATGGCATTCCCATGGAATTACTTTTGAGAGACGTACCCACAACAAGTTCTATATCTCTTTGTAGGGGTATAAAGTCCAATGGACAGAGGTGTACGAGAAAGGGGGCCAACAATGGATATTGTGGACATCATGCACACCAAGGAGAACGTATTAAACAACGATTGTTACCAAGTTCAAACATACATACACATGGACCTGAGAAAATGTTCGTCAGAGGGTGTCCAGGGTGTCAATCCCCAAACGAACTTATAGATTTGAATTCTATATTAAATAATGAGCAAATCTGATATTCTACTATCATCTATAAACACATTTTACACCGACGAAAAGAATAAAACTAAACTTTTAAACATTCTCGATAAGACGAGTGGTATATCACTCAGAAATTTGGAATGGTTTATCACAAACTATTCGAAAAAAAATAACACCTCCTACACAACCAAGGATGGGAAGTTCTTCACCGTCCATTGCGCATATAAATCCAGTCTAGATGGATACAGTAAAAAATTATTCGATCCATTTTGCAGATCCCAAAAGTTTGGGTACACCGTTCCAGGGACATCTCATGAAATTCAAACAACTTTGGCACAGTTAAATTTCATCAAATGGTGTATCAAGAACAACGTCATTGACTACATCAGTGACAATCGTCAAGCGTTAGACATAAAACCCTTCTCAAAGGTGAATGTCTGATATCCAGTATAATACATATGTAGAGAGTAGGTTTTTGTAGCTATATTCACTAGAGAACCTGGTGATGTATTTAGTGTGACCTCTATATTTGTTTTATCTGATTGTATTTGACTAAAATCCAAGTTTCCCGATGGCTCCACATTAATCGGATTCATCGAAAAACTGTATGTATAAATATTTCTGAAAGGTCTTGCTAATCTATTTTTACTTGGTATCAGGTACTTGTAGTAATTATGTGTAGTGTCTGTAATGTTTGGCAATTTGTTACCATTGATGAAAAAACTTGCTTTGTCCATGATGGGATAAAAGAATGTTCCAATTTCATCAAAGTTTACATTTGAGGAAAAATTAAAACGATTCTGACTGTAGTAGGTTTCCGCGTCTTCGGGGTTACCCACTGAAATATTTTCATCTTCAAACTCAGTGTTTCTCAAAAACCAGTGAATACATTTTACAGGAATATTTGGAACTAGATTATTCTTGATGATGTTTGTGTTGAGCTCACTCACCGCCGTGGGGTGCTTCACTACAAGATCAGTCACCAGTATTTGCTTTTCACTTGATAAATACTTTCTTTCTTCCGCACTCACTGTAATTTCTTCGGTTACCAAATTGAACGAACTTAATTCCAATGTGTCTGTTGTTTCTGTGAAGAATGTTTGTTCATGGAATTCTAATACGAACTCGATCTTTTGACGGTATACGGCACACACGGGGAAGTATGGGCGATTTGGTTTATTTGAGGAATATTCATCACTGGCATATTTCCTCGAAAAGAAAAAGTGAAGGGGTACAACTAAATCCGACTTGGAACGAGCGATTGTGGCATTTTGTGTAGAATCATCATATCCTAAACCTCTGTTTACAAGAAATCTATTGGCTACCTTTTCAGACATCTCTAAGTACAACTCATCATATATGATTCCCCAATCATCGTGAATCTTTTCAACCTCGATGTCATCCACAAACATTGTGACACTTTTGAGTAAATGTCTACCCAATTGGTCCGCGTAGTTTCCATCTGTGATACCGGGCATGGTCACACTCAACCACATGTTACTCAAGAGGTCTCCCATATTGGTTGGATTAAACTGAACTTTAATAGTTTGTCCGAATGGCCAGTTACCGATTTGTCCGGGGTTGACGACGTTCCGAACTCTATGGTACTTCCGAAACTCTGAATGTTGTGTTGGTTTTGTATAATTAAAGAAGGAGTCTTCTGGGTCTTTGGAAAGTAGGTATGTATCCTGCTTTCCAATAGCTTTTAGGGAAATCTTAGCGGCTTCACCCATGCTTACTATTGTTTATATATTTTTAATATCCATTTTCCACATTGTGAGGTGACTCATTTTCATTATACGTTCCAACTCTTCATCTGCCTCTTTCACCTCTTTTAGGAGGGACATTACAGATTCCTCAGTGTACTGCACCGTCTTGATGTTGAGGAGATAGTCGTAATTTCCCTCAATTTTCGGGAACGTCTGGGACATCTCAGCCTCCAAGTCCTTCTTCTTTTTTTTGAAGACCACCAGGTCCCCCTCTATGACCATGGAGACAAACTTGGCGCGGTGACCACACATCACAGCCCTCTTCTGTAACACATCTACAAGGTGTGCCTTTCGCTTCTTGTAGTGTTCCAATCGGAGTTCCACAAAGTCCCGGAGAATCTCTTCAGCATTCGCATACTTGTGGATGCCCCGAGTTGGGTGGAAGAGGTGCATGTTCGATGTGTGGAATGTCTTCTTCATCTTGAGGTCCTTCATCAAGTCCTTCCCAGTGTAGCCGAAGATTTCGAAATCCACATCCTCCGTGGTGCTGTTGTTCGTGTAGCTGTTGATCATCTTCTTTTCTACGAGTGTGTCCAGGTACTCCTTGTAGTCTTGGGTCCACCTCCCAGGTGGGAGCTCTGTGACTTTGAGTCTGGAACCAGTGTCCCTGTAGATACCCTCCGTGATCCAGAGACCGGTGTCATCCTTGTAGACCCGTCCCTTGAAACCCCTAAACCATGGTTTCATTTCGATTAGGTCTTCACCCTCCAAAGTTCTCTTGATGTTCTCCTTGATATCTTCGGGATTGAAGGGAGGTACGTAACAACTGAAACCTGTACCGATGCCCTCTGTACCATTTACCAGAACCATGGGTAAGGTGGGCATGTAAAAGTCTGGTTCGATGGGGCGTCCATCGTCGTCAAGGTAGTTGAGAATTGCATCGTCTTTAGGATCGAAGAGCTTTCGGGCCTCCTTGGTCAACTTGGTGAAGATATATCTCGTTTGAGATGCATCCTTCCCACCCATCAGTCTAGTTCCAAACTGACCACATGGTTCAAGGAGGTTGATGTTATTGGACCCTGTGTAATCATTCGCCAACTTGACGATTGTATCTGCGAGGGAGACTTCACCGTGGTGGTAGGCACTCTTTTCAGCCACATAGGCTGCCAATTGTGCCACCTTCATCTCATCCTTGAGGTTCTTCTGAAAACAGGAATACATAACCTTCCGCTGTGAGGGTTTGAGACCATCAGCCACGTGGGCGATTGATCGCTTCAGGTCTGCGAGACTGAAGTTCACTAGATCCTTGTGAACAAAGTCTGTGATGTCAAGTTGCTTCACATTCCCATAGGGAACCTCAAGTTCCGAAGCCTCCTTGGCTGTACTGTCAAGGAGCCAGGTCTTCCGTGAATCGGCCATCTTCTTGTCAAATGCGAGAACGATCGACGTGTCAGTCATCACATCCATATCAAACTTGACTGTGAGATCCTGAATCTTCTTGAAGTAGTCCCTCGCTTCCGCGGATGTTGAGGTACCCAAACCCTTGTAGTACTTGATTTTCCACCCAGCCTTTCCAGATCCATACCAGGTTCGGAAAGCCGAGTCAGTATAAAAGGACATAGACTCCGAACCCTTCGTAGCCTTGATGATTGGGGTCACCATAGAAACCACGAACCCCAACTTGAGCAGACTTGGCCAAAAGTAATGGATCATGTTTAGGATGAGACCCTTGATGTGGGACCCATCATTGTCTGCATCAGTCATGATCATGAGCCTCCCATAGCGGAGTTCGGACACATCTTTGTAGTCCTTACCCTGTTGGAGACCCAAAATCTTCTTGAGATCGTTGAACTCCTGGTTCGATGAGAGTTGAGCCACTGAGACATCCCTCACATTCTTACACTTACCACGGAGGGGAAAGACACCGTAGTGATCCCTCCCAACCACCGAGAGACCTGCGACCGCCAAGGTCTTCGCTGAATCACCCTCTGTCACGATGAGTGTACACTTTCCAGAGTGTGCGGTACCAGCCTTGTTCGCGTCGTCCAACTTGGGGATCCCCGTAATCTTAGACTTCCGGGCACCGTCAGACTTTTTGAGTTCCTTCATCTCCTTTTTCCCACGGAGGGGGAAGACACCGTAGTGATCCCTCCCAACCACCGAGAGACCCGCGACCGCCAGGGTCTTCGCCGAATCACCCTCTGTCACGATGAGTGTACACTTCCCCGACTGTGCGGTACCAGCCTTGTTCGCGTCGTCCAACTTGGGGATCCCCGTAATCTTAGACTTCCGGGCACCGTCAGACTTTTTGAGCTCCTTCATCTCCTTAAACTTCGAGAGTGCCAGAAGTTCATCTTGAATCCCAGTCTTTAGGGCATTCTTGATGAAGTTCTTCGGGGGATCAAACTTCGAGCCAAAGTCTTGGGACTTTGAGGTGCATTCAGACTTGACCTGACTCGAGAACGTTGGGTTCTCGAGGGTCGCCTTGACGAAGATGTTGAACGTGTTCTTCACTTGCTGGGGCTTCAATTTGATCTTCTTCGCCATGTCTTCGATAATTCCACTGGCCACTAGGGATGCCACGTGGTCTACATGGTTACCACCCTTAGTCGTGCAGATACCATTGACGAAGGATACCTGTTCCATACCATTCTCAGCTGGACCGATACACACGGACCACCTGTCAGATACGACGGAGCACACATTCTCAACACCCTCGTGCATCTTTGCGTAGGCTTCGAAGGATGTCTTTGGGAGAACATCTCCATTGAACTTGACCTTACAGTTAGGGGTCGTGCAGATGTTTGCATCCCAAACCCTCTTTTGGAAAATTTGGTAGATTGAATCGTCCATCTTGGACATTCCAAACCTCTTCCAATCTGGGGTAAAGGTGATGGACACAGATGACGTGGCACCCGAGTGCTTCTTGATCTTGGGTTGGTGACAGGTTGTCATGTTGTTGGACCACCCCTGTGTGTAGGTCTGCTTCACTTCGTGGTCCTTGATGATCACAGAGAACTCCGAGGAGTAAATGTTAGTCAACTTGGCACCATAGCCGTTGCGACCACCAACGACACGCTTTTGGTTGTCATCGTAGTTGGTGCTCGTGAGGAGGTGACCGAAGGTGAGTTCAGGGTTCCATAGACCCTCCTTCTCATGCATTCGGACACCGATACCACCAAGGGGTCCGTTGTTCTCGATCGTAACAGAGCCTTGGTCCTTGTCGATAGAGACGGAGATGGAGGTTACACCCTTGGGGTGGAGGGAGTTGCGGTCGATCGCATTGACGAGGATTTCATCAAAGATTTTCAAGAGAGCTGGGGAATACTTGAGATTCTTCTTGGTGAATGCATCACCTTGGAGAACCCAGTAGTGTTCCGTGCCAAGTTCAACTGGACCGACATAGGAATCAGGTCTCTTGAGAATGTGCTCGATGTGGGTGAGCTTTTGGACGCTCTCCATTTAGATATACTTATTACAATTCAAAACTCTAACTTAGGTTTTCGATAACAATTAGGGCACACCCAATTATTTTGTTTGGCTTCCATAAATGAAAGTCCTACACATTTTTGTAAATACCAATCGGGACAATTATCACACTGAACCCAATCAGTGTCATAACCACGACACCCACACGCACATTCACCATCATCGTCTACACAAAACGATTCATCATCTACACCACTATAAAAATGTAATTGTGATTTAAAATTTGGTTTAAAATCCAACATCCAAGTTTGGAGATTTTCATGTTTAATCCAAAAAACACCCGTAAATTTATCGCTTTCAATGTCATAATTTACGATAATCCAATCTATATGAGATCTTCGTTCAATACTTTCTTTTACTTTTTCATAATTGACTAATACTTTTATGTTATATTTGTGAGCATATTTTCTTTTAAAACCCTTTACCTGATACGTCATCGAACATTTCACATTGGAACAACTAAAGTCTATAAGTTCTTCATTAATTGGCAACTTACATAACTTGTTACCACACCGAAAACATTTGATATTCATTTTTACATATTGCTCAACAGTTTCACCATATATACTAGAATTAGATTTGGATGTTTTCAAATTGGGACGAAAATGTAAAGCCAGTTCTTTATAATAAGAAAAGGACATATACTTATTACAATTCAAAACTCTAAGTTAGGTTTTCATTCTCGGCGAGGAGGAGGAAACATCTAGACCTACACTAATTCATCTTCACTATCATTTTTCCCAGATGAGCTTTTCACAGAGAAACTCGGACAAACAGTCTACATCTTCGTCCACCTCGAGGTCCACGTCACCATCATTCGTGAAGTGATGAATAAACTTGAATGGAACTGGGGAACCTCCCTTTATAATAACCCCTTCCCATGCTTTAAATTGTTTGTATGGATTTTCAGTATCCTCTTTTACTTTATTAATGTCTTCCCATTCTTCATATTCATCAATGTATTGTTTAAAATCTGTATCATAACATTCGTAATAGCATTTTTGTACTTTCACATCCCACCACTCGTCTTCGGTGAATGGGTCCTCCACTTCCAGGTTCATTGGTTTAAAGTTTTTAACATCGAAACGGGTAGGCAATTTTTTCAGTTCAGTGATATAAGATTCGGGAGGGGTAGTCATTTTGATATATTTATTACAATTCAAAACTTTAACTTAGGTTCTATATTTGTCCTTCTCTTTGTCCGAAAGTTTCCCCCACTCTTCACCAAGCTTTTTAACAATTTCACGGGGTTTAAGTTCTGGGTTAGAGGCGACGATCTCGGGGCGTTTCTCCTTACAGAAGGCAAAATAGGGATTGACTTTCTTGGTGGACTCTTTCTTCTGTGCGGGTTCCTTCTTCTCGACGGGTTCCTTCTTCTTGATGGGTTCCTTCTTCTCGACGGGTTCCTTCTTCTTGATGGGTTCCTTCTTCTTGACAGGTCCCTTCTTCCTGGTGGGCTTCGACACCGGAGTTAATAGTTTATAAATAATAAGAGTGGCGGCTAAAATTATAGTGGTTCCCACAATGACATTCATTACATGAATAAGTATTTATTCTTTTAAGTTTCATATAAAAATTTCTCTAGATAGAATAGGAAAGATGTATACATACTTCATAGTTGCTATCTTCATTTTGATTTTGGTTATGCAAAACAAATCTAGGGGAATGAAACAATCCATAGAGAAGTTGGTCAGACAGTCGGCTCGATATGCTACAGCGGCGCAGCAGGATAAGTCTCCGGTGATCGCAGTGCTTCATGCCAACTATGCTGCGGCCTACCTATATGCTTTGAAGGACATTGCTACAGAGTCTCAAATTCATAATGCCACTGGTATAAATGTCAAGAAGTTTAAGGAGCATGTCATAAATGTTCAAGACATGGTGACTAAAAA